ACCCAGCTTGTACCAAAACCATTATCCACTAAAGTTATTTGCCAAGAAGCAGCAGAGCTCTGAACAGAGAACATAAAAGCAGGAGATGTAGAGGCAGACGAAGAGACATTCTTTATAGCTGGAACTAATTTTACATCACAAGATTGTTTTACTCTTGATGAAACACTTAAAACATAAGTTCCATTATAAGGGTCAAATCCACCAAACTTTAAATTAGCAGGGTTATCTCTCATCGTGTCAATAAAGAAAGACCCCATTCCTTGATTTGAAATAGGTATTACCTCTGTTCCTACTAATTTTAAAACAGAACCTCTTTTTTCATCTGCAAAATAACAAACATCACCCCATGTAGCAAAGCTTTCAGGATTATCACTTATACCATATTCACCTGGATAAGCCACTTGATTACCAAGAACCTCTGGAATTGAAGCAACTTGACTACCTCCTACAGCATCATATAATAAGTTTTTACCATACAATACAGATGTTACCTTGTCTTGATGTAAAGTTAATAAGTCAGTATCTCTTGCCTTTAACTTCTGAACACTTCCGTATCTCTTGTCTAAGTTTTTAAAATTAGCAAGTGATAAGTTAAATTCATTTAATCTGTTTGTTGATGTAGTAGCTTGAAAAACACCACTATATGTTAATGAGGCAAACTTGTGTTCTTCCTGATAGTCTTCTATAACTGAAGTAACCCTAATGCTATACTTCATTACTGGAGCATTAAACGCATCCTTTATTCGATATGTTTCTAGACCAGTATTGTATGTAAAAGAATTATAATCTCCATTGGTATAGTTAGGATAATTAATTTGTATTTTAGCTCCATTTGTAATAGATGTCTGATCTTGTTCATATGTTGTATAGGCAACAGAGCCAGGGAATGATGGAGATGTAGATATAGTTGGTGTAACATCTATAGAATACCTATCATATACATTTGCTATTGTATAAGGAGTGTTTGGAGTAACTCCGTTTGTGTTTAGATAAACAACATCTCCAACAGAAAAATAATGAGGCCACTCCTTGGTTGATTGTCTAAGCCTAGTACTACCAGCTACTCCAGGTGTTCTATTGCTAAAGAACCATCTTGATATATGTTTACCATTTTTTATTGGATATGTTCTGGATAGTTCGTGAAATATTTCTGTATCTGTCTCTAAAGGAACAGTTTCAAAAATTATAGAATTTGATGGAAAAGTTTGATTGATTGTAAAAATAACTTCAAATTTATTTTGTTTACAACCACTTTTGTTTCCATAACCCATCATGAACATTGTAACTCTTTGAGAATTTGGATTATATGTTACTTGATTTGTTGTGTTGCCATTATTGGGAGTTATTTGAGAAACTACACCACTTGTTTCTCTAAACCAAATTGGTTTTGCTCCTTGATTTGTATTATTTAAATCCTTAGAAATAAATGTAGTCCAAGCTCCAGATTCAACAAACCATTCTTCTATATTTTCATATGTTTGAGGAGATATAAATGTCTGTGGACTAGAGTATGCATTATTATTATGTCTATCATTTAACACTCTAATTGTGATTACTGCTTGAGCAGCTATTTGTCCAGAAAAAGTTCCAGACAAAACGGCCATACCACCATTTAAACCCTCTGTAAACCCATATACGCTAGAATTTGTTATTGATGATGATCCAAAATAATTAGATCCCATTCCGAAAGAAATAGCTGTTGGCGCAGGAGGTATTCTTGTTCTTCCACCTACTTTCCATTTATCCCCTACTGTAAAATTATTGCTATTAAATTGTATAAAAAATGCTGAATAATTTGCAAGATTATTTATAGGTAATCCAATAGCTTGACCTGATCCATAACCATTTCCATAAAATTGTTGTCCTTGAGCATAAGTTGGAGTTTTTATTGCATATACTTGACCAACTACTATTGGTATATCATTTATTTCTATCCAATTAGAAACGCCATATAAATCTACGGTATAATTAAATTTATTTCCAGGTTTTATTTCTATTGTATATCTTAAATCTTTACTATAAAAATATCTATTGCTTATTATGTTGCTTGGAATTGGATTATAAACACCTGGCAATGGACTAGTTGAACTGAATGACGATGTTATATTTGTAGAAAGTGCGGTTGAATCAGAAGCCATAGCCCCATAAAAAACTGGCTTTGATGTATATCCGAAATTGGCATTGACATTAGGTCCATTAACTAACGCAGTAACTGAATTTCTTTCATTACCTGTATTACAATTTAATTGATTTGTGGCTTGAGTTGTATATGTAAATGCTTGAGTTGTACTAGTTGGTAAAATAGAAATTTCATTAGGTTCTATTCTTATTTTAAAATATAATCCTCCTGGAGCCGTTGTTATATTGTTAAATCCAGCAGGTTTAACTTCTAGTTCTAATATTTTGTATTGTTTATTTGAATATGTAGGTACAGATGTTTTTCCTTTTTTTAGTATAATATAATCACCAACACCAAACTTATCTCTATCAGATTCATTAATTAAGAAATATCTAAATAGACCATCACATACATATAATCTTGGAAATATATTGTAATACTCGTATTTATTTTGTTTTAAAACTAACCTATAGTTTGTTGCCCAAGATGGTGGATTATGCTTTATCTCAACCTGTAAACTATTCGCTTTATCTGATGCGGTTGGCGGAATATATACAGAATTACTTGATGTATTAACAGCGTTAGTTAGAGCTGGAGTTAAAACAGTTGTCATTCTTCCATACTCATCAGTATAAACTATTCCAACCTCATAGTCTCTATCGCTTCTAAATGATCTTTTAGGTTTATTACCTGATATGATCTCAGAAGCATATTGTACTGTAAAATTTAAGTTTATATCCCCACCATTTGAATCAGTTATATCTCTAAACTGAATATAGTTACCATATACAAGTCTATTACCAATAATATCTTGAGCTACAGCTTTTAATGGTACATTGTCAAAAAGCCTAGTTACCTGTTCGTTTGAAAGAGTAGTATATATTTTGTTGTTTCTAAACGTAAACGAATATGTGGTATTATTTTGAATGTTTAACTCGTCCTTATTGAAGCTATCTATGACCATTACGTTCAAGCTTCTTGTATCTCTAACTAGTAGTTGTATTTCTTTAACAAATTCATTCCCAGTTTCGAATTCAATAACAATGTTATTTTTTTGGTTAATCATCCCCAAGTTATCACCAGTCTCATAGTCAATAGCAAAAGACCCAGCTTCAAATCCAACGGCTGAAAATGGAGACATTGAGCTGTACTCGTTATCTATATATTTATATCTATAGCTGAAGTATACAAACTTTTCTTTAAGGTTAGTGGAGTCTGGAGTATTGTTTTGATATAGAGTTATGTATGGGGCATTTAACGGGGGAGTCATAATCACACTAATGTCATCAGCTATTGATGGATCATCAGCCGTATAACCCTTACATCTATTGATGTTAATTCTTCTTGGTGGATTATAGTTATCCGTCCAAAACAAGTAATCATTACCGTCCTCTCCTTCTACGTAGTTGATTCCAGTTACAATTTGATTTGCGTTAAAATTTAAAGGACTACCTGGGTTTGGCTTTGAACATTGTAACACCCTGCTAACCTGTTGAGATGCTACATTACACTCAAATATAGCATCAAACTCATTAGCTGTAACAAGCCAGTATATAAGTGACTTTGGCTCATATGCAACGGCCCCAATAACAATTGGATTTGTAATAGTTCCAGAGGTAACTAAATTAGAAATATTACTAGCTATTGAGTTACCATATGCGTTTTGTATAGCACCAACGTCCTTTGCGCCATAACTGTTTACAGTAACATTTTTGGCGTATCTATAATACCCATTGGGCAATAACCTCTCATCGAGGTCTTGATTCATTACTCCCTTTTGAAATGTTCTACTAATATCAGCCATAATTATTTAATCCATTTATCCCTTCCTCTAAGGCTCATTAAAAGTCTTGATGGATGAATGTTACTAAGTCTTATTTTTGCGTTCCTTAAGTTAGCAGATTTCTCGTCTTTTGCTCTTCTAACTATGTACTCTTGTACTCCAGTCTTGTTATTTAATACAGCCCACTTGAGGTATGAATAAATATACTCTTCAGCTAGCTTATTGATGCTGATTTTAGCATCATCACCATTCTCCATCCCATCAGAAATATATTCTAAAACAATGTGACCATTCTCAACGCCAGTGCTAAAGTCAATTACACCTGCTGCTTTGTTGATTGTGAAACGAGGATTAGTATTAGCATCATCAGTATTCAATCCAAAACGTCCACCAATATTATAACCAAAATACCAGTCACCTTCAAATGACCATCCATAGTATCCATTATAAGGACCAGCCCCAGTATACAGCTGCTTGTCTTGTCTTAATATGTCTAGCTTAGATGTTCCAGTAACAACCTCTCCGTTTGAGTCAAATATAATATCTAAGTTATTGTCTTGTAAGTATGCATTTGCAGTAATTGCGCTTCTACTCTCAACCAAAGGTATTAATACATTTCCCTTAAGCATTGATATTCTTACGTAATTAATATAGTCTGGGGGAAGAACCATCTTGAGTTCTTCTCCAAGTTCAAGCTCCATCACCTTAATGTTTCTAAGAGCGTCATAGTTGATTTCTTGTATGGCTCTTTTAGCATGAAATCTTACGGTATATATATCTACGTTATTAACTAGCTTATCGTTACCAACATACATCAACATGAAGTTATTGATTAAATCTTTTAGTGTAACGTACTGATAACTACCCCAGTTAGCGTCTTGTGGGTTTGTACCGTTATTAGTGTAGTATTGATAGTTAGTTATATATGGCATTTCTTATTGTGTTTGTTGTGCTGACTGTAATTCTTCTGCCTTTGCGTCTTGAACAACTTCAGACTCTCTAATTGATAGTCCAGCATACTGTAATATTTTAGTAACTAAGTTAGCAAACTCTTCTTGTGGAATTTCAAAATCTTGATGCATTGCATTTGTAGGGTCATACACTGGTTCTCCTCCAACTATAGTAGTGTATGTCCATGATGGATCATATGGGTATCTAATGTATCTAATCTGTAAATTTGTAGTAGGGTTAGGTGGTAAAACAGGATTCATTAAACTTGTAGGATAAACGGTCAATACTCCTGGAGTATATGTCTGAGCACCGCCCAAAACATCAGAACTTAATATATATGCTGGATAGCTTGCATTTGGAGCCGTTAAATTTGAATTTAAAAGATTAAGTATCTTGCTATGATCAACTCTAGCTACTTCCGTATTGTTGTTATATATTATTTTTTCAATAAAATAACAATCTTGAGGCATATATAAATTACCTCCAGTTTGATTATAGCTTAAGCTTTTATACTCAGATAGTCTATCTAAAGTCTCAGATATCCTTTGCGATATATTTGAATGACCTTCACCATGATAACGAGCATTCTGTTTGATCATAGCATTGCTATATTCATACATATACTTTTGAAATATATCTAACTGTGCCTGTCTAGCGTAAGCATTAAACTCCATAGGAGTTATGTAACCCCTATTGTCTTTGTTTAATATAAACATAACGCTATTACGAACCTCGTTTATCATGGAAATGCTTTTTACAAAGATAAATAAAAAAAGGCACTTTGTGAGAGTGCCTTTCTTTACTAAAAGTAAGTGCTATTAAGCAATAGCAATACTAGTTACAGCAACTGGTAAACCAGAAACCGTGTATGCAGGTTGAGACCATGCTGTTTGAAGTGCTGCAATAACTGCGTTTTGGATTGCATCGCGCATTTCTTCTGATCCTACACCTAATGCTGCATGAGCAATTGTAGTTACTTTACCACCACCATAGGTAATAACAACCGAGGTATTTGTGCTTTGCTCGATTTATTTGATGTCTGTACAAGACACTAATTGATTTTGCTCGTTAGTAACTGGGATAGATAAAAACTTTTCCATTGTCTAAAAATTTAATGGGTGAATAATGACACAAATATACTAATTTTCTGAGAATTTATTTTCTAGAAACTTATACAGGTCTAGACCCTCATCAGACTGTAAGTAAGCAGACAGTAAGTATACTGGATCCTCTCCAAAAGGAACAGTAAGTAATTTCTTCTTATTGTCCTTTAGATTGTAATAAATCTCTTTTTTATTGTTTCTGTATGCTAAGTATCCATCAGATATTGCTCTAGCAGCAAAACTAGTTACCTTAATTGTTGGATCGTTTACTGCTTCCATAAAGTCTTGAGGATATTTTTTGGCGTATAACATCATGTCTCTTCTGATTTCAGATGTTTTCATCATATCAATAGAACCACCAAGAAGAAGTCTAGCAATTGGCTCTAATTCTTCAAAAGACATTTCTCTTGCGATTAACTGAGCATCAAGAACATCATACATTTGTTTAATTTCTTGTTGAGCATCTCTTTCTTGATCGAACTCATAAAACTCAGTGCCATTTCCAGGATGGTAGTGAAGAAATTCTTGTAAAACTGGATTGTTTTTTGGAACATTTAATACTCCATCTTCAAAAATTATTGGTTCAATAATTACATTATCTCCTTGTTCATCTTGAAATGGAGAGTTTGCGTTTCTTGCATAACGAAGAGGTCTATTAGTATTTGACTCTTCATCATAGTATAGTAAACGTTTTCTTGGAGTATCCTTTGATGAAAGGAAATAGGTTAATGGATTTTTGCCATTTTTTAAAAGATATGTCCTATCTTTTGGCTCTAAAACAGATTTTCTTGTTGTTTTCATTTGATATAATTTAATTTATTAATAATAAAAAAGGGAGAGGCACTAGGCCCCTCCCGATTTTTTCAATTATCCCTTGAAGATAACAAAGTTGTTAGCACCAAGTGTACAAAGCGCTCTCTCAGACAAGAAGTTAACTTGCATTGCATCGAGGTCGCTAGTTGCAGCACCACCAGCTGAACCAGTCATCCAGGTTTTGTATCTACGATCTTCAGCCTCAGAAGCTCGGTAACGAACGTGTAAGAACGGTCGTCTAGCATTTTTACCAAGAACTTGATCGTATACAGTCATTGTTCCAGCAGGAACCAACACACCGTTAACTACACCACCAACTAAACCTCCACGAAGAGTTGCATCGTTAAGGTATTTCCAGTCAGTTTTGTAGAACTCGTATCCTCTCTTGAATCCAGAGAAACCAAGGTTCAATGCCATCTCCTCGCTGTTATCAAATAAACCATAAGAAGTACCACCAGCTCCGTAAGAGTTCTGAGCAGCCAACATATCATCGATATCGAAAGAGAACTGACGATTCAAGAACAATACGTTTTCTGCAATAGCACCTTGCTTGTCAAGTCTTTGAATAATAGTATCAAAGTCAGCCAATGAAGATGGGTTACCACCAGACCAAACATTTCCTCTATCTTCGATTTCATAGAACAAACCTTTTGTACCAGCAGCAGTTGAACCAGGTCCAGAACCAGGAGCAGAAGCCGTAGCAGGAGAAAGATATGCCAATGCATCAGAACCAGCTTCAGCAGGAACACCTTCAACCATCATCATTTCAAGGTAGTCCTCAAAACGAAGACGAGTTTCGTGCTCTGACTTCATGTACCACAAGTAACCAGTAGCTCCGTTTTCAGTAGTTACTTCAACCCATCCAACTTGAGCCATATCAGAACCAGATACAGTATAAGTATCTTTAATGATAACTGGCTTAACATCGAAGAATAAATCTTGAGCTTCTAAAGATCCTTGCATTCCACTAGTTCCTTTTCCAAACTCAGAACCATATACAAAAGCTGTAACTAATTCTGTAGTAATGGTAAATGGAGAACCAGAAGCCTCATAGAATTTAACTTCAAAAGTTGAGTTTGAAGCTAAACCATCAGCAATACCTACTCTTGAAATAACTGCTTTAGCAGAGTTTGCAGCTACAGTTTGAGATGATAAAAATACTGTTTGATTTTTTCTGAAGTTACAAATAGCACCTCCAGGGATAGTAAATTCAGCAGTATCTGAACCAGCCGCATCGTCTGGAACAACATTAGTGTATTTAGTATGTAAACGACCTTGCTCTGCCCATTTAATCATGTCAGAGTTTGTAGGAAGTTCAGCACCAACCATACGCAAGAAAGATGCGATTGATCTGTTTCCATAACGCTCAAATTCTTGCTCATAAGTATCGGGAAGATACTGATTTAAGAAGTTGAAGTTTGTAATATAGTTTGTAGGCAATGTTGCCTTCACTGAGCTAGGGGTAATCGCTACACCTGGGCTCGTTTGTAATGTACCACTCATTTTTTAAAGTTTTAACGTTTTTTAATTACTAACCTGCTTCCTCTGTCTGGGTCTATTACTCTAATTTTTACCCCTTCTGTAGGTGTAACTTGTGGCGACTGACGAGTCATATCAATATTTTTAGACTCTTTAGCAACAGTTCCAACCGCATCTGCCATTCCTTTTTCATAGAAAAATTTAGCAAACTTGTCGGGGTTTTTAGCTATAGCAATAGAACGATGGAAGGCCTCAGCATCAGCAAGGTAACCATTATCATCAAGGAATTGTGAAACAAAGCTCCTTAAATCATTTTGTTCTTGCAATAAAGCTTTTGCATCTCCAGGTTTGTAAACCAACTTTTTATTTTCATCTAACTTAAATTTGAAACCTTCAAAATTATCAGAGAAAAGCTCTTGAGTTTTTTTAGAGAAGTATTCAGCTTTTTTCATGCTATCTTCTTCCGCAGACTTGGAAGACTCTTTATATCTCTTATAAGCATCATAGTTTTCTTTTTCTTCCTGTGGAACAAATGATTCCCTTGACTCAAGCGGAACTTTATATTGCTCTTTAAGGTCGTTAAAGTACTTTTTAGCTTTTGAGAGCTCTTTTTTCTTTGCTAATTTTTTTTTCTTGATGTCTTTTTCATCATCAAAATCTTCATCATAAGCAAATCTATCTGAAACATCAAACCTAATGTCTTCTGGTTCAAGATCTGGATTTTGCTCTCGTTGATATTCAAAAAGCAAAGAGTCTTCGTCCATTTCATCGTAGTTTTTATTCAGCTGAATAAAATCTTCAATTCCACGTCCTGTTTCTTTTTTATACTTTAGAAATGCAGAAACATCTTCAGGTAATTCCTCGTTCTGTTGTCTCTGCTCAAATAACTCATCTAAGTTATTTATTTCTCTATTGTACCTTTTACCAATATATGAAAGAACTTTATTATCATCAATTTCATCAACAATTGTCTCTACACTGTTGGGGGTATCAACAACTGTCTCAATAGTTTCTACTGGTTCAGTTGCAACAACATTTGATTCATCGTGTTGTTTTAACAACTGTTCCTCTACCTCGGCAACAGATTTTTCTTCAAAGTCTACCGCTCTTACTTTAATTTCTCCTTCCATTTTTATTCGATTTAATTTTTACAAAGTTAATAATTATTTTATTATTCATTTTCGTAGAACATTGACTGCGAATCTTCTGTGTGCCACTTCTCATAACCTTCGCAATTAAAGTATTCATTGTTCACTAAATAGTTTGGTTTTTCTGGGAATGGTTTTGTAACAAATGAAGGTTCAGACCATTTTATTCTATTGTTTGGTTGAAGCGCTATCTGACCATTGTCAAGAAGTATAATGTGATGTGATTTATGCTCAAGCCCATCCTCAGCTAATGAAAGGTCGGTATTTAAATCGTTAGCACCCCAGTTTATTGTAGCATAATAACTTCCTTGATACCAATTTCTATCTTTCATATATACTTCAACTTTTGTGTCATAAACATAAGAAAGATGTAATAAAGTAAAATTATATGAAAAACAATTCCATATTTGAAGATAATGAAATGGTAAATCTGGGCTTGGTGTTTTAGGTTCTGTTAATAAAGCATGAGATGGCAACTTATCTCTCATTACACCATTCTCTAAAAGAACTTGAAATAAAGCTGCCTGACCTGGCATACACCTAACCGACATTATTACTCCAGGAGTGAACTCACCATGACCCTCTTTAAATTGATACATATACTCATTCCTTACAAATACTTTGAGAGGGAAAAAGTTGTGCTCTATATATGCCATTCTATTTGTTTCGGTGCTTAACCCTCTTGGTTATTGGTATATGTATACCCAAAGATATTTCAGTTTCTGGCCTGTATCCAGTTCCAGCGCTTTGATTCACATCAAGTGTCATTGGACCCTTCTCAATATGAACACCATAGTTAGCATCAAATCTATTTTTATCAGCGCTTCCAGAAAGATAAGGATTTATCTTTATTTTTTCTTTTGTTGTAGTAACTGTTGTTCTGTTTTTCATGTTCTTATTATTTAGGCCCAAAAGATTCTAAGTCAAATCCATCTAAAGAATCTTCTGTGCTTTCAAAATTAATAGGAGGAAGATTATTCTTTCTCTGATTAATTAATTCAGATTGTCTTGAAGCCTGTAAGTCAATTCTTTTGTCTTTTGCTTTTTCTTTCTCTTGTTCTCTTGTTTTTAATTGCTCTGCATCTATGCCCTTTAATTGCATGTTATATTGAAACTCAAGAGCCATTAACTCTCTTTTCATTTCTGCTTCGGCTTGCATTTTCATTATCTCATAATTTGCCTCTGCCTCTTTAAGTTGAATCTTACTTTGAGCTTCCATCTGTAACAATTGAGCCTTAGACTCAGCTGCCGCTTGTTGAGACTGAATATTTGTTTGAGATTGCATCTGAAACTCCATTTGCTTTTGTTGCTGCTGATACTCCATTCTCTTTTTTCGCTTCAACTTCAAAAGCTCATTGGCCATCTTAATATTCTTGATATTTCTAATATCAATAGCATCCTCTAAGTCAATAGTTTGTTGCTGTAATGCAACCTGAATATTGGCCTCAAGCATTTGTCTTTCTTCTTCATCTGGAGAAAGATCGATGAATATACCAAAATCAAATAAGTATAAGTCCTTAATTTCTCCAAGTATAGCTAAATTGTATTTACCTATCTGCATGGCAAACTGCTCAGAGAAATCTGAATACTCCATAATGTCGGCAACTCGTATCGAAATACACTCCGCCATTCTTTTTGTTATGTTTAAGTTTGCCTCTAAAATATGTCTAGTTGCAGTATTAGAGTTTAATGCCGCTAACTTCTGTATTCCAACCAAAGCGTCTGGGTGAGGCATTGTGCCATCTCTAGCCTCATTGATTCCCGTAACGTCTCTAATCATGTTTAAATAATGATTATAGTTGTTAATCAAAGAAGACATTTTGCCTTGTCCACTATTAGTGTTTAGTTCTTGTATAGGTATCCTTGCATTATTAAACTCACCATCTTGCGTGTAGCTACGTCCTATGACACTACCCGTTTGAAAATATAACTTAAGAGCGTCCTCTGGATTGTACGCAGCTCCAGTTCCAAGGTCTACCTCGTTAATACCATCAGCATCGATAAATACTCCGTCTGGAACTACTCTAGCTGTAACTTGTTGAAGCTTTAAGTGAGTTAACTGAATTTGATCTGCAAATGGAATCATTCTTCTTACAAGCGACTCCATCATTCCTTTGTACATACGAGGAGCAAAACCAATATAGTTAGGGTAAGCCTTTTGACTTGCTGACTTTGGTCTAACCATATTTTTCATCATCTCCCACTTAAGCATGATGTTTGTCCCAGCTACAAGAACACCTTCGTACCATACATCCCTAACCGCCTCAACCTTTTCAAACTGCATTCCTTCTTCCATAGGTGGGTTAAACTCCTCACCTTTTCTAATTACTCTTTCGCCACCATTATCTAATATTTTCTTTTTCCAAACAAATTTCTTAGAAGCTTTGTAGTTAAAGTAAATAAGAGTAACTATTTCATTTAAAAAATAATCATCTTGATAATTTCTAATAATCGGGAAATATGTATACCAAGCAGAACTAGTGCTGCGAATCTCATTCAATTGCTCTTCAGTAAGGCTTGGATCTATCTTTAAAAGCTCAGTATAATGCATCTGCTTAACTTCTCCAAAATAGTAACAATCAGAAAAGTCATTTTTTTCCGTATAACTATGAATCCAGTTGGCTGGGTCTACATACTCAACCTTTAATCCATCATTGATTAGAAATGAATGTTTTATAACAGATACACCCAAAGTTACAAGGTCATAATCTATAAGCTTTCTTAGCTCCTTGTAGTCGTTCATTTCAAGAACAGTATTAATCGCAACCTCGCTTGCAATCTCTACACTAGGCTTGTATTTAAGCTGCATGTATAGCTCTAGCTCTTGATCGTTTTCTGGTAACTCGTTAGGGTTTACATTAAAAGCGTCTACACCAAACTGTTCTTTCGTCATCATCAAGAAATCTTTTGCCAACATGTCGGACTCAATCATTTCTTGAAAAGCATTCTTTTTTTCGGCAGACATAACGTCTTGAGCCTCTGTCCTAATTTCAAATAATCTGTCGGACATTCCGTTTACAACAACGTCAACAAATTTAGGGATAATTGGAACTGGTGTCCAGTCTAAGTTCATCATAGACATGTCACCATTAATAGCTAGCTCATCTTTATACTTCTGTACTGGTTGCTGACCACGAGCATACAATCTAAGCCTGTGGTACTCTCCCCACTGGTCGTAGAATCTACAAGTATTGTTTTTACGTTTAAACCATTCCCCCTCAATAGCTTTTCCTACCTTTAAACCGTATTCAAATGTTTGTTTCTCTTCATCCGTTACCATTTGACTTGGAAACGGATTTTGATATATTATAACAGATGGTTTTTCCATTCTATTCTATAATTTTGCTGTGACTGCCCTGATTATTATATCTTACAAATTTAATACTAATTTTTGATTCTTTTCTTTCTGGAGTAAACATGTGTTTTCTGTTTGCCATTATGGCTAATCCAGAACTAATTGAAGCATCATATTTAGTTCTATTTGTAGGATCAAACCTGGCCCAATCTTCTAAAGTTCTATTGAAGTACATTGATCCTATAACATCATTGTCTCTATATGTACCTTCAGAGTCAAAGCCTACATACTCTTCTATATACGACTCGATACAAGAAGCATGTGCCTGCCTTATATCTTCACTAGAGTTAGGTATTCCGCCAATTTCAATCTCGGTTTTAGATAGTTTAGTTATGTTCTTGTCTGGTCTATTCATTGAGAATCCTCTATAACCTCTGTTTTTAAAATGATATAACAATCTAGCTTTATTATTCTCTGCTAGTATAGGCATACCATAAAAATGACAAGCCATTAAAACATCCTCAAAAAATATCTCAGCAGTCTGTGGCCTAGCTACATACTCTAAAAAAAACTCATTTGTTGGTCCTTCTGACATGTGAAACGTTGTCATACCATGCAGAGCACCATTAGAGCCACCTCCTCCAACAACACCAGATATATCATAGGGGTCACAACCAAACGCCCCCATATGTTCATTGCCAGGGTATTTTTTTCCATTTCTTGTTATTACGTTATTTCTCAAGTTCTGTTTAGGTATCCAAGATACTAAAAATCTACCATTCTTATCTGGAGTCCAAATAACCTCGGTATCTTTTTCACCATTCTTCCAGTGAAAATAACCTCTAGTCAAAAACTTTTCTTTGATTAGAGAGTCATTATAATCAATCTGCTGATATATCTTGGTTAGGTTAAATATTGATTGCTTTGACTCATCTCTAAATGCGTGAGACTCTGTCCTAGGGAACTGTCTGTAGAATTCATTGAGTGCATCAGAATCAGACTTTAAAGCGTTTACCTCATTGTTCCACCAAGTTATAACCCCAGTTTTTATTATCTCTCCATCTATCCCTTTTACTGGTTTATCTGGATTCTCAAAAACTGGCCATCCATACTCGTCTATATATCCCTCAACGTTCCACTCCATAGGTATAAACAAAGAATACAGTCCGCTCTTTGTTTGATCGTTTGCTGATCTTTGTAATATATTACTATCGTTGTATAGCTTCTTGAAGTTTTCTCCCCCCTTTGGAAGAGCATTTGATGTAGAACCCATCATGCACTTACCTATAATCTTGGCTCCAAGTCTTAAACAAGTTTTAGTGACTCTCCAGTTATTTAATATGTTCTCTGGCTTTTCCCACTTACCGCTCTCGTCATGCACTAATAGTAAAAGCTTTTCACCGTCATAACTGTTGTCCGCAGTATTCTTCCAGTCTATTGTTGTATCTAGTCCCTCAATATCCTCAGTCTTTTCTTCGTCCATGTTCTTTCTAGTAATCTTACTAGCAGGGACACGAAACGCCAACTCAGTCTTTGGATTATCCATACCGTCCTGAATAGGCTTAAAGAAAAAAGGATAATTTCTGATAATAGGTACAACCTTATCCGTAAACATCTTTTTTGCATCGCTACCTGTTTTTGATAGTATTCCAATACGAGAGTCTCTTACTATCGTACCAGTATTACATGACTCAGCAGAACTCATAAATGAAAATCCAGAACGCCTGTTCTTTAAGTAACACATCCCAAAAGACCTGTTGTCTGCTTTACATGCTTCCCAGTATATGTAGAATATTCTATTAGACTCTCTAAAGTCTGGAAGACCGATATCAATTTTAGTCCACTGTAAATACATATAGTGAGTTCCAGTTATGTACGTAGGTATTTTATTGTTTATAAACCAAAAACCGTTCTCCCTTCTGTCAAACTCCTTCTCTATGTAGTCTACATACTGACCCTTAAATACATTGTCTTTTCTGTTCCAGTCAAAGATTGTTTTAATTTTCTGAAGCTCTTTAGGGTATTCCTCAGAAACCCATCTTGATCCTCTGTCTTCAACCTTATCAGGAACTGATGGTAACGCAACCTTTAAACCACATATGTTATATATGTCTCCTACAGTTCCGTCTTTTGATATAACGACAAGATCGTATTCTTTATTGTAACCATACTCCCAGTTCTTTCTTTTGTTTTTATTTACGACCGTTGACTTACTTACGTAATCCTCAAGAACTGTGTACAGATTATTTTCCATTTTTTATTTTTGCCTTTCCTTCGGCAAAGCCATGTTTTCCAAAGTCTATTTGAGCAACAGGCTGTTGCGTGTCTTTATTTTCTTCCTCATCAATCTTTCCTAGCAT